GAGAAGTCTCGATGGAGAAGATCTCCTCGTGCTCGTTCTCGTAACGCTTGTACTCCAGACCGAACAGAGCGTTCAGACCTGGCTCCAGCTCTTTAACAAGTTGGGAACGGGTAATTGCCATGATCAGGCTCCATCGGCTTGAACACCATTACTACCGTATTGGTGTTGATTGAGTTTCACAACGAGCACTGCGTACTGGCCCAACTCGTTGCCTGCTTGTTCGCTCAGACCAACGATCTTGAAGGTCAGAGCAGCAGTCTTGGCCGGGGTACCCAGCGAACCAGCCGAAACGCCCGTGATGTTGCTACCGGTGGTAGCAGCAGTCGGATCAGCGTTCTTGCCGATATCGGCCTGGGTGATCGTGCCAGCAGCCTGGATCAGGAACAGTTGGCTCGGATCGTCCAGAACTTCGCACACGATGGGGCCGATGTTGGGAGTGATACTACCGGGGTAGTAGTTCTTCCAGGTCGGCTTGTCAGCGCGAGTGGGGTCGTTGTACTGCACACCGTTGAACACGCCCGTCGGGGCGACGTGCGTAGAGGCGTCGTACTTGATGATGTAGCCGTCATAGACGACCACGAGGTCACCCTGGTAGATTGCGGTTGCGTAGCCAGCCTGAATCTGATAACCGTATTGCTTTTGGGCACCGGTCGCAGAAAGGTTGCCAACAGGACGCAATCCAAAGGGCTTATTGACGTTTGGCATTTGTAAGCTCCGAAGATTGAATGATCAGCCAGATTATTCCGGCTTACGGAAGGTGGTGCGCGAACTCCGCTCGGGGCTCTGAATCCGCATTGACGAGTGTGCGTTCTCACGCAGCATCTCGTTATCGACCGCAATCAACTGATCCCGGGCCTTCTGGGCGAAATAAGCATTGCGCTCTTCGACAGTTTCAAGGGGAATGCGGGCCAGCATCAAGCCGCCTACGGAAACCACGCCTGCGTGCTTGCCATCTTCGATGGTAGGCAGCATGCCTTGGTATTCCTCGGGCAACTCCTCCAGTCGGACTAGCTCGTAGCCCTCGCGGAGACGTCCGTAGATGTTTTGCCGGTCATCAAACCCATTGACCTCTGATCGAATCCAGCGATGCTGAAAACCTTCAGGGGCGGGAGGGGCGTCAAGACGTGAAGGAGGCTTCCAAGGGCGGCGACGTGATTCTTTTTCGCGGGAAGCGCGAGAGGCACGGTCGATGGTGATTTTGGGTTCGCTCATGATTTCACTCCTTTACGTACTTGGCATATTCCTCGAGAGGAACATTCAGCTTCTTAGCGATAGCAACTTGGCTCGGGGATAGCCGAACAGTACGGCGCGCACTATTGATTCCGGAACTCCGGGTAGCAGGGGCAACAGCCGGCGCGGAACGCTGTTGTCTGTTGGTTTGTTGCGGACTTTCATCCGGGAACCGCTTCGGAAATTCCTCCCGAAGACGGCGATCCAATTCAGTATAGTATTCGTCGCTGTTGGGGTCAAACCCCTCGTTTTCCACAAGAGTTTGGTGGATGCCCCAAGCTCCATAGGTCAGCACGCGATCCTGGCCAAACCACTTATTGCGCGCAGCCCACTCCTCGGCCTTGGGGCTCGGAGCTGCGGCCTGTTGAGGCTGCGGCTGGTACGCCTGCTGAGGCGGTGCGGGAGGCTGAACCTGTTGCGGCTGCTTGATCTGCTGCTCTTGCGTCTGCAGCCAACCCGAAACCTGACGCTGCTCCATCACCAGCTCAGAAAGACGCTGTGTGGCCTCAGTTTCGGTGTCGATGTCGTTCTCTTCGCGGGCCTTCTTGATGATGGCCTTCAGCGTAGCCTGCTGCGTCTCCAAGCGGGTCTTGGCTTCGTTCAGGCGGCTGTAGTCCGTGTGCACCAGCTTCTGTTGAAGCTCCTGCGCTTGGCTCTGCAGACCGCGGGCGTACTCCAAAGCAGCCTGCTCACGCCGCTCCGACTCCCGCATGCGGGCGGTCAGCTTGGCGATGCGCTTTTGGACCGCATCACTGACGTGATCAAGCTCTTCGCGCTGTTCTCTCTCGGGCTGGGACTCGGCTACTGCCCTGTTGGCAGTCTCCATCTGCTGTTTGGACGAGTCAACGGGCTCGTCCAGAGTGATCTCGGCGGGTTTTTCGTCCGCGCCCAGATCAAACTCAAGTTGTGTGTCGGGAACTGTGTTTGCCATGGTCTACCTCACAGGTGAAGAATGTCTTCGGGGTCTTGAATGCGCGCCAAGATCTCGTCATCGTTCAAGATTCGGATCTCGCCGCCATCAATGTTGAGCCGCGCCCCGGCATACCGGCCAAAAATGACCCAGTCGCCCTTCTGGCACCATGCTCCGTTCGGGAATTTGGCTTCATCCTTGTACGCAAGGTCGCCAACCGACAAAACATACCCGCAGACTGTCGCTACCTGCTCGCGTTGACGCGTTTGATCGGCCAGGACGATACCGCCCTTGGTTTTCTCAGCGCCGCGGTACGGCAGAATGACAATTCGCCAACCAGTTGGCCTGGGAATCCGTTCCAGAACCGATTCCTCGAGCTTTTCGACGCTCAGACTCCCGTCTGACGTGTAAGCATCGTCCAAAACTGGCTCGTGAGCGGCTTTTTCCTCCGCCCACTTCTTTTCCAGAGCAGTCATTTCCATCAAAAGGTCCTTTTGCTAGTCATCGGCCTTGCGCAGAAGGGACTGAACAGCCTCTTCCACGAACTTGTAGCCTTCCAACCGGCCCATTAGGAACCTGTACTGCTCCATGTCGCGAACACCGCCGCTAATGATCATCGAATACGTGTCCTCACGCAGTCTTCGAATCTCACGCAGCAGAGTTTCTGTGAATTCCAGCATGGATATCCCCATGAAGCAGACAGATAGGCCCCTGTCCGAAGGCTGCGGTGCATATTAGCACCAGTTTCAAGCCAGTTTTACCTTGTTGAACGCGTCTTTGCGATAAACATAGGTCACTTTTGGCTCGGCCGAAGGCTTTTTAACGGGCTTGGGACCGTCTTTGGGCACTTTGGGCGATGACTTGTTGGGTTTTTTGGACATCTGATGCTCCTTTTTGGGCCAATTTCGCTTGCTCGATGGCCATATCGTTGTTTTCCTTCTGCTGATCGAAGGCCAAACGCTGCTGATCCATCGCCATCCGGGCCTGATCACGCTGTGCAGACTGCTGAATCTCTTGCTCCTTGAGCTTGACCAGCGGATCGGTCTGATCGCCCATCATCTGGGACTGCAGTTGCTTCACTTCCTGGAAGAACTGGGCCACTTTCAGGGCCACCATTGCCTCGCGCTGCAGGGCCGACACCAGTCCTTCTGGGTCCGTGCCGTACTGCTGGAACAACTCAGCTTCCACAGCCTCTTCTGCCTTCAGGCGGATGTGGTCAAACACATGCTTCTGCAGATTCATGGCCACCTGCGGCATGCCACCAACGATAGGCGACATGCCAAACAGCAAGTGAGTCATGATGTGCGCGTCATGCTGCTGGCCAGCGAAAGCCTTGAGCGGCGATCCGTCCAGTGCCTGTGAGTTCTCACTGGCCGGATCCTTGGGCTTGTCCACGTTCTGCGTGTTCAGGATCTGATCGATATCCCGCACGCCGATGGCTTCGTACATCCGGCGGTATGCCTCGTACATGTTGTGCATCTGCGGCGCGCTCTGCGCGAGCTGCAACTGCGTCTGCGCCATGGTGATGCGCTGCGCCACCGAGAAAATATTGGGGTCCGACACCGGCAGCACGTCGATCCGGTCATCAAAGTCGCGAGCCTTGATGAAGCGGCTCTCGCCAGGAACGTCGTACGGATACTCAGGCGGCAGGTACTCAGCGAAACCCTTGGCCAGGAGCTGAAACTCCAGCTTCTGCGCGTAGTGCAGGCGCTTGTGGATGGCCGACATGACGCTGGAGCCCTTCTCCAGCAGCGCAATCGTGGTACCCACGGCCGCGTTCTGATTGCTGTCGCCCACCTGCATATCGGTGATGCTTGACAGACGACGGCCTGCGTCCACGCAGAAGCCCAGCAGCGTGAACAGCGTCTGGCTCGGCTCCTTGTACGGCAGCGGCAGCAGCGACGAGTTGATCTCCGCGCCGCCCGTGTCGATATCCCGGAACTCCCCAGGCTGCAGCGGCATGTCGTCGTTCATGATCCGCGCGCCCTTGGCCTTGAAGCCAGCAGGCAGGTTCGACAGCGTGCCCGCGTCGATCAACTGCTGCAGCGCGGCCGACGCCGTCTTGCTCAGGCCACCAACCAGATGCAGGAAGCCCAAGCCGTACGCACCGGGGCCCTGGACCAGCAAGTAGTGCACGTAGTACTGGCAGCGACGATAGAGCTCGTCACCCTGCTTCCAGTTGCGCCGGATGCCCACCACGTGGTTCGTGACCTCATCGATGGTCACGATGTACGGCAGCTTGATGCCCGTGGCCTCGCCGTCTTCCTTGTGCTCGAAGCCCGGCAGGTCGTAGTCAACCTGGAACTCCAACAGCACGATCTCTTCATCATCGCCACCCGTAGGCACGATGCCCACGACGCGGTCCTGCTCCTTCTGGATGATGTTCTGACTTGTCTCAGCCACGGCCTGCGCCTGGGCGGTGTCCAGATACTGGCCACGGACCACGGCCCGGCGATAGGCATTCACCGGCATCGTCACGCGGTGCGTGATCCGGGAGCATTCGCTCATCACGCTCGAGCCGTTGTACGGGATGTACAGATCCTCCGGCAGGATCAAGGCGCTCGTCATGCGGCCCTTGTCCTCGCAGTAGTACACCTTGCGGAAAGCCGAGCCGCCATAGCCCACGTAGAACAGGAGCTGGTCGAAGTCCGGCGTGTACTCCTCCATCACCGTGGTGATCTGGTAGTTCATGAAGTCCTGCACGCGCTCGGCCTGCATCAACTTCTCACGCGTTTCCTTGCCCAGGACCTGCGTACGCACGGGCCCGCCCGCGGGCATCATTTCCTTCAGCGCCTGCGCTTGGAACTGCACCACGCTCTCGGTCAGCAAGGGATGCTGAACGGGGCACGCGCCCTTGAACGGCTTTGTTCGTTCTTCGAACGAAAAGCCCAGCAGCTTCAAGCCCTTGCCGTACTGGTCTTCCCACTGCTTGCGCGAAGACTTGTCCGCTTCAAACAGAGCCATCAGCTCCGAGGACATGCTCTGCAAGACTGACGGATCGACAACCTCAGCAAGGTTGCTGTCGAAGGGGACCTTGTCGTCCTCTTCCCCT